CATTGACCATTCTTCTTATAATTAATTCTGGATCAAATCCAAATTGTTCTGCATTACTAGCTTGACCTTGAGTAGCAGGTCTTCTCATCCAATTAAATGTAGACTCAATCAAATTAGTATTCATCCTATAATAAGGCATTTCAAGAGCACCTTCTTTAACATAAACATTTTGTTGAACTTGAGGTTGCAATAAATATCTCATTAATCCTTCAAAATTCTTAGGATTACTATAATTAGAAAAGAATTCTCCTACCATCCTATCAACCATAACAGAATTATAAAAGTAGATATCTTTTTTATCAATTAAACTTTCTTCTGCTCTTTCTCTTGCTCTATTATAGGAATCATTAACTCCTCTTCTCAGTCTATCTACATCGGATATGAATTTACTGTGTAGAATGGGATTCATCTCTGAATCAATTATATCTCCTGATTTTAATATATTAACTTTTGTTGCTGCCATAAATGCTTTGTTCCATCTAACTTCTGGATCACTTACTGCCATAAACTTAGGTGGTCTTTTGTCAACAAGATAAGTATAGCCCTTCTCAACTCTTACTTTTCTACCCTTCTTAACTGGTTTAACATATTCAAGAGTACTAGTATGACTTTTCGGATTAAGGTCATCCATCTTGATATCACCTCTTATCCTATAGAGATTACCAAATGCATTAAAATCAACATATTCCCATCTAATATCATCTTTAGAAGCGGGTATATTTCTAAGAAATACATCTTGTTCTTTCCTAAGTATTACATTTCTAGCCATTTGCCTGTCTAATACATCTACTACATTTCTTAAGTTACTTAGTCTATCTTCAGCTCTTTCTATCTTATTAATATCTGGAAAGTTTTCATTCTTAAGCATTCTCAAAGAGCTTATTGCTCTTGCATACTGACTATTAGCAACAAACCTCATTATACCACTCAAATTAGATTTAAAAACAGGCTGTCCTCCTACCTGTTCAACAAATACTTTATCTTTAAGAATCATTTCATCTATACTGTCAGGATTAACATCACCAAAAGCATATATAATCTCAAGTTTATTTTTAAGTGTATTATAATGCTCAAACATAGTTCTGTTCTTATTTGATTCAGCTTTATTATCACTCTCATAAAACAAGGGATTTCTTATTACTTCATCCAGTATATGACCACTCATGTTACTTTTTATACCCAAACTACCTTCAGCAGTAAATCTTATGTGTCTACTTTCAAAAGGTATATCTCCACGTTGCAAACTTTCAGATATTTTATTTATATTACCGCTTCCAGGTGAAACATTTTTGTAAAAGAAATCAATTACATCCTTAATAACTTGATCAGCTTTATCTTTACCACCTGGTTTTCTTCTTAACCTTCTAGCATCTCCTAACAATTCTCTCATAAGATATAAATCTGGATTATCAAAAAATGATTTAATCTTTATTCTTGCTCTACGCAATTCATCAGTATTTGGCTGACGTTGACCTGCAGCATCATGAACTTCGTTATCCATTATCCTTGATTTACTTAAAGTTCTATGCATTATATCAAACATCTTATATTCAAATTCAGTATTACCAAATTTTTCTTGTAAAAAACTTTCTTCACTATGAGCTAAACTTGGCTTATCAAAATTAGGATGCTTACCCAATACAAAATATTTTTCTGCAGCCTTAGCATCATTGGATATTTTAGGTGTCATTTTCCATATATCTAGTGATGCTTGAAATATTTCCCCCCCTCTTTGGAAAACCTCTAATGCTTTTGTTGTAGCTGCTTCTACATTCTTATTATTAAACTCCTCAGATACAAAAGATTTGTTGTCTAATTTCAATTTTGAGCTTAAAAGATAACTTAAAGTACCCTTTCTTGATATAACACTTGATACAATTCTTTTCTTTTTAGCTACATCATGAGCAATCTTATCAAATCCTATAGATTGACTTTCTTTCCCAGCTACTCCATTTTTAAATCCAAACATATTCATTGGAGTATATTCAAGTTCATCTATAGGTTTATAATCTGTTATATCACCCATGTCATTAGTATAATCTTTGAGCATACTCATAGGCATCTTTAAATATTTATACAAATGATCACCATCATAATCTCTTTGAAGAGTTACACGAAGATCAAATGGATTAAGAGTTGCCAGACCATTCAATTCTTTTCCTAATACTTGTTCTATACGTACCAGGGGTTGATCTTTCATTACTTTAGGTATAGCATTGAGACTCATTCCAAGATGTATATCGTATTTATCTGCTAACTTTATAAAACCTTTTCCAAGACCTACTGGTACATCCATCCTTATTCTTTTACTCTTTGGAAATACACTCCAATCTTGTGGGTCATACTCATTTATATCCAATAATCTTATCAAATCATTATATCTAACATTTTTCAGATTAGAAATTTGTTTACTTAACTGGTTCAGTACAGATTCAATTTCTTTATACGATTGCTTACTTACTTCAATACTTTCATTTAGACTTAATCCTTTTATACCTGTATTCTTATATTTATAGCTGGCTGCTTCTTTTTGAGCTTGAAGAAGAGGACTATGATTTTCTAATCCTTTGTCACTAAAAGAAAAAACTATATCTAAACCTGTTTTTTTATCCCTAGCTATAAAAGGTATGTCCTGAATATCAGCCTTACCTGATTGCACATCCCTACTAATCAATTGATTTGCCATAGAATTAGTTATAGATCCACCACCATATTGGTATACATGATTTGATGTAGCTCCTTTAACTCCATATGGCAGATTTTCAATCTGAGCATAAACAGGATTACTAAGAGTATTACTTATATCAGATGCAGAAATACCTTCTTCACCATGCTGAGTAGCTCTTTTTGTAAGAATACTATAGAAATCACTTTGTAATAATCTCACTAATGATCTTTGTACAAGAGGATTTGATTCTCTCGTACCGTAATCAATAAGAGCTTCAGTTAATGAGTAACTATCAGTTGTTAACTGCTGACCAGATTCTTCCTGTCTTATCTTATACAAAGCTCTTAACAGATCACCATTAGCAAAGTCCTTATTATTATTGACTCCTCTACCCATTTTCTCTATAAGCTTATCTATATTGTATAGTTTTTTTGCTTGTTTCAAATGTCCAACACTTTGAAAATCAAACATAGAAGAAGAATAATTAACACCAGGATCAGAATGTGTAGTCCATGATATACCAAAATTATCATATGGAATACTCATAAAATTATCACCAGTCATACCTATGAGTTCAGCTTCCCAACCTCGCTCTAAACTTATGTTGGGATCTATTGTAAAAGGGGTCACTCTTCCTGTATTTAATGTTTTAGCTACAGTCTTCCCAACCATAAGATCAATACCAAGACCGTCAAGTATATAAGCTATCTCTGGACTATAAACAGTAAATCCTTTACCAAGCATATCATTAGTCATAATGACAGTCTTCATACCATTCCATTCACCACCGCCCTTCTTAGATCGTAATGATTTAGAATAAGCAGTACCTGCAAATTTTCCACCATCTAAGAAAAATGAATCCAGACTTGTAAATTCTCCTTTACCTATACGCTGAAGATGATTGTTTATTATTTTTGATTCTTGTGTATCAGCCCCTGCAGCAGTAATTATATTAGTTACTTTATCAGTAAGCTGTTTTTGAATAATACTTTTATTACTAAAGAAATGTGGATCTGTTGCATTTACTGGCTCATCATTCAATACTGCCAACTTTACACCTTCATTTAATAACTGTCTATCCTTTGCTCTAACACTAAGATTTGGATTATAAGTAGCAGACCATTCTAATGCTTCTCTTGTTAAAACTGTTGAGGTGCCTCCATCAGCCTGGAATCCCCTCTTAAAACTATTGAATTCAATTTTACCTCTGTTTTGATCCATTGTATTCATCATATTATCGAACTCAGGACCCATAGTCCTATTATAATGGACAAAAAGCATCTTTAACCTTAGGATATCATTCTCTTGCTCAGTTGTATCGAATAAATGCTTAAAGCCCTTTCTAAGGGCATTTAAACGCTTTCTATTACCTGCTCCTACACTATACTCAGACTCTTTCTGGCTGTATACTGTATCAAAATCCCTATTTAGAAGATCAATATTCTCTTTCGTCTTTGGAAATATGATACGCATCTTAGGACTCAAACGCATATATACTTTACTACTGTTCTCAGTCATTTGAAGATCTGTAAGATTATCAACCTGAAACTCAAAATTTATATTTCTTAAATTCTCATATACATCTCTCATCTTAGACATATCAACAGGAATGCCTTTATCAATAAGATTCTGCATTGTCATCCAGTCGCCACCAATCTCATATGATTCATCCATATTGATAACACGATCACCAAGTTTTATCTTACCTTCCAAAAGTATATAATCATATTTAAAATTAGAATCAGGTGTATACTTCCTATCAAGAGTCATTGTTGACAATGAATGACGCATAGGCTTTTCATCATATTTAAGCTTATCATGATCAAGTGATAAAACTTTCCTCTGTACTTTACCAAACATATTCTGCAGTAAAGGCTGCATTTCTGTATCATTAAACCTTTCTATCTCAACAAGCTGCTCATATGAATCAGTAAACTTCTTTCTTATATCCTTGTATACATAGTTTTCAAGTACTTTTTTTGGTTCACCAGGCATAGCAGGATCAAATGCATTAGAAAGATCAGTAACAAACTTGTTACTCATAGCATTAGGATCAAGTGGGTCCTGTAAGGAAGGATATTTGGTAAGCAATTCCTGAAAATTTACAGGTCTTTCATGTCTCAGCTTTTCTCCCTGAAGTTCATTTAATATACGTTCAGCATTTTTATTATATGACTCATGATGCGGATTATAAGTTTGACCCATCTTTACTATTGCATCTATAGCTGTTCTTGCATCTCTCCAATTACCTGTACTATTAAACTCATTGATTACATCCTGTAAAGGAACTTCTTCTGATAATTTGTTGCCTAAAAGACTATGAAATTTATCAGTTAAGTTTTCAAGCAAAACCTTACTATCTGAATAACTTATATTAGGATCTTTTCCTGTAATATGATTTTCAATCTTTATTAATAATCTGGAAAGATCTGTTTTACTAAGATGATCTGCTTCCATCTCATGTATAATCATTTCATCAATAGATCTAACTATCTCACCATAATTAGCTTCACTAAAAGTTGGAGGTGGCACACCACCTGTTATCATTTCATCATACCCAGTCTTTAAAGCAGTAATAAGACCTTCCATCTTAGTACTTGTAACATCATCTATATTGCCCTCTGCCACTAAAACTTTATGTATAGCTTCACTTTCTACAATTGCTTTCTTTATCTTTTCAGTATCAACTACTTCTTTAGGACTAGTTATCTCATTTCTAATTTCATCAGCTAAATCCTTTACTGACCTGATTTGAGTTAATACCATACTGTCTTTTCCAAGACCTTCAAGTATTTGAGGCATGGTTTCTACAAAGTTTTTTACCTTACTATGTCCTATTTCATCATGAATGCTTATCCACTTAAGAAGATCAGCTTCTAATGGTACCACATCAGATGGTTTTATTAACTGTGGAGTAAATAAGTTTTTAACTCCTTTAACAGCTTCCTTTACTCTAGTTGCAGTTGCAGTATCACCAACAAATCTATTATCAATAGCATTGTCACTTGGAAAAATTATCTTTTGTACACCATTCTGGAACTGCATAGTAATAAGATTATCATCAATAGCTCTACGAAATGCAGTATAAGACAATGGATTCCCACCACTAAAAATTCTTTCCTGAAATGATTTCAATCCTTCACCATATAAATCCAATTTCCACTCATTAGGCAACCTTCCAATCATTTCACTTGCTTTATCAGTTACCTCCTGAAGATCTCCTGACTTTATACCTGTCTTTGGAATTTCAGATTTGCCAACAGGAGATAAATTCTTCATCAGATCATATAATGGCTTTATAGCACTAAGATTCTCTGCATCTTTAGTACTTATTTCATCTCCAACCTTACCATCAATCTCATTTCTATATATATCATCATGAAGTCTACCATCACGACCAAATACATTAAGAAAATCTTCTCTTAAAGTTTTAACATTAGCTTTGTCTGTATCTATACCAGTAACAACCTTATAAATATCAGACTTTGCCTGGTTACCCCTAATTAATCCCAGTCCATCCAGAAAAATATTTTCATCAAACTTTAAATATAGATTATGATTTAAATGTCTATTGCTTATTTCAGTCATATACTGATCTGTTACATCACCTACAGCATTATCAAAATCTTTTAATTTCATTCCCATTTTTTCAGCAAGTCTTTCAGCTTGTATATCTACGTTTGTCCCACTTTTAACATCAATATTTAATACTGAAGAATGTCTTTTCAATAAATTATTCCATTCCATTATATTTGGAAGATTGGTACGTTCTGGTCCAGTTATCTCATAAGCAGTACCTATTAATGGAGCACCCTCAACACGAGGAACTTCACTAAATGGCATACCTAACCTTTCTCTCAAAAGGTTCAATAAGTTATAATAATCTGATCTTATTTCTCCTTCAGTTTCTACTGATAACATCTCCTGTATATCATGTTGTGACATCTGATCAACAGTTTTCTCACCAATCTTTAAAGATCCTAAGTCTCTTTTTATCATATCTAAAGCATTAGGATTCATCTGCTCTATGCTAATTACATCATAACTTCTATCTTTAGACTTCTTTATTGCATTATATGCAGCTAATAATTCTTCTACTTTTCCATACTTATCATGTGAAATATATTCACCATTATTTCTCCAGGCTATCTTATTACCTTCAAGAATACTGTCAAACGTATTTAAAATATTATCAGCAATAGGATTATTTCCATATACAGCTCCAACTGTATGTATAAGATCCCTTTCTTTCATAACATTAATAGTTTGAAGCATTTTTGTATGATCTACCTGAAGAAAATTCAAAGCTTCCGTAATATCACCATACTGATCATGTATATATCCTCTCCTGCCAGCATGATCCCATGCACCTTTACTTTTGGTCATCAATCCACCCATAAATAAATGGGAAGCAAGCTCTTGTTCACCCATCCCCTCAAAAGCACCAGATTGAAATGCTCCATAATTCATAAAAAGAATACCAGTCCCCATACGTGGTATAGACTGTACAAGATCACCAAAATAATTACGTTTAAACCTATCTACAAATTCTTGTGATGTTCTTAATCTCATTTTATTGAGCAATCCTACTGCATGTTCTAATGGCATTTTATCTACTTGATCTAAAATATCCTGTTTACCTTTATAAACTATACCACCTGCTCTATAAAACTCATCTCCATACTTTGAAGAATTAATTATATTTAGATTAGCTCCTTTAACATTGCTCCTTAAAAGCTCTCTTGTCAGAGGATCTCCATTAGCCATCTTGCTTATCTTATTATAATTTATCTTTCTATATCTTTGAAAATAAGCACTAATACCACGTGAAAGAGATTCACGACCACCTTTTCCTATACCTCTTATAAGTGGAAAACCTAATGACATGACACCAACATGATGTGGTATATCAGAATAATTAGCTGACCTATCCTGTGCCATTGAATCTATCTTTTCAGTGCCTACTGCATGAAGTCCAAGATAAAGAAAATCCTGTGCTGCCATCCCAAGATATTGAGATATATTGCCTGGATTTCTACCACCAAATGCTCTGGTAACAAACTCACCAACATCATTTACATATCTACCCTTATTTAACTCACCTACAAACTGTTCAGATAATTCTCTTGATAGACCCGCACTTACATCCATTCCTGAATCAGTAAGTATCTTTTGTATAATTCCTTCACTTTGAGCTTTCAGTCCTATACTTGCAGTTTCTGCTGTTCTTGCATCAGCAGTAAGATTCCTAAGTTTTTCAACTGAATATTTATCTTTTAATGATTTTGGAAGTTGTTTGCTGAACTGTTTCTTAAGATCTCTTGCCACTAATTGGGGCATAATACCTCTTTCAACAGCATTGTCTACAATTTGATTTGCAAGAAGACCCTCTTTCTTGACTAACTCAGATGCAGCCTTTCTTATAAAGTTGTTTCCTCTTAAGGCTTTAGTAGCTACCTGACCGCCTTTACCTATCAAAGCAAAGGGACCTACAAAAGGAGTAAACAAGGAAAGACCTTCACCAGTAGCCCATCCAGCCCTTTCCGTATCGCTCATCTCTTCCCAAGACTTAGACTTAGCTACAAATTCAGAGGCTCCCCATGTCAATCCTGATACACCACCCCAGACTAAAGATCCTAAAAAGTCAAGAGCAGCATTATCACTAACTACTTTATCTACTTCAGGCTGTCCAAATATAGGTGAGGAAGTCCAATCAGTATTCGGAGCAACACTTGCTGGTGTACCTAAATTTGTAGCACTTGGCTGTTCTAGATACTTTAGGTAGTCATCAATAGATATTCCATTAGCCATTTATCAATCAGTCCTTGGCTGTTCGCCAGGAGTAAATAGATCATCTTGAGCAGACATTTCATTCATAACTTTATCTTCTACTGATTCTTCTGGAGTATCTTCAAATATTAATGCATATAATTCAGGCATCTGTTGGGCAAGATTAAATATATCATAAGCAGTCCATGCCATTCCTGCTAATCCTAATACTGTTGAAACACCTTCTGGTATGATTGTGGCTGTCGTACTTAAGGCTAACTTAGCTGCTGTTTTAGGAGCTGCTGTTGCTAAAAACCTGCCTACTCTTGCAGATACATTAGGATTCATGAGTCGCTTAGCAACATCGTCCCATCCCTGAGCAGCTGTTTTTCCCATTCTTTCTTTTAGCACATCTGCAGTTTCTTTCTGTACTGATTCTCTAAGTTCCCTAGCAGCTAAATTGGCAGCATTTATTGTATTTGTTTTAGATGCTCCTATTTCTACTCCTTGTTTTATAATTTCACTATAAGCACTTTTACTAGCTTGTTCGACAACACTTTCTATTACTTCTGTTGTCATTCCAATTTTAACATTACTACTAATATGATTTACTATAGAAGGAACTGTCTTCCATGCTGCATAAGTCGCTCCACCTCCAGTAAGCGTAGCTCCAGTTTCAGTCATTCCTAGCTTCTCTCTGGCAAAATCATAACCTATTTTATTTGCTCTTACAGCAAGTGTGAATGCAACACCCCTAGCTCCACCAGCTCTTATCTTTGGTTTAATCCCCTCTGGAATTCTAAAATCTCCTGCTCTAGTTAAAATTTCACCAGCACCAATAGCAATTGCAGGAGTGAGTTTATCCATAGTACTCTGACTTATTTCTACATCAGACAGCATTCCTTCATCATCATCTAAAGCAGTAAATGCATTTTCGGGGCCACCACCCCCCAATCCAAAACTTTGTTGATATGCATTGAATTGATCTAAAGATTGAACTGCACTAGTATCAGTCCCTACTAAATCCAAAGAATCAACTACTTCTTGATTATTTCCTCCAAACCATGCCATATTAAGTGTGTCAGGTAATGCATTATTATCTGCCATTATATACTCCTATGTTTTGTCTAAATATTTCCATAATTCTCTAATCTTTTTATCAAATTGATCTTGTGATAAATCAGGATACTTAGATTCAAATACTTGTTTAATTTTCTGTGCATTATTCGCAAGATACTCTGCTCTTGGTAAATTACTATTGTTCTTAAAATCATAAACAACCAACTCTTCAGCACTCATTGTTGCTACAGTTTTACCTTTAGTTTGTTGTAACTTACCACCTTTTTCAAGAGTATATCCTGGAAGTATAAACTGATCAGATGCATCCAGATCAATATTAAAAGTATTATTTATATATGCTTTGAATGATGGTTGTTGTTGAGGAGTAAGACTATTAAGCTTGTTTGTTAAATCACTTACAAATCTTCCCAATCCCATTACATCTTTTGGTCCTGCCTTACTAAAACTAGATAAAGTATGATATATATTCTGCACTTTCTTTAATTGTTCATTACGTTTTTCTTTTACAACTTTCTTACTATCAGTTATCTTGCCTTCCTTATTTCTTCTAGGTTCATTTTCTGGATCTATAAGTCTGCTTATAGATACTCCACCATAATCACGACCTATTGAAAGTATTGACTCCAGTTTTCCTTGTTCATTCAAATCTTCACTGCTAGTAATTGATGCCATATCCTGAATAAAGGGAGCATTAGCTAATCTTGATCCAATAATGTCAAATTGATATTTCTCTTTCTTTTGTATTTCTGTAATACTTTTCTCTTCTTTTACTTCTCCAGCTTCTATTCTTAATTTTTCTAATGCTCGTATTTGAGTAGGAATATGTTCTGGCTGTCTTGTTCTCCATTTATCTATTGATTCAACAGGAACATTAAATAATTTTGACAACCGCTTTGTTTCAAAATCTTTAGGATCATATTTTAAAGGATCTCCTGCAGTAGGTGTAACCGTTGCTAAACCTTTTCTTAATCTGTCTATATCTGCAATATCACTATACATTGTATTCATTTGTATATCCATATCACGCATTGTATCTCTAATTTGTGAAGTCTCGTATTTATACCATGCTGATAAATCATCAGTAACAATACTTGATCCTTCTGTTCTATCTACATCTTGAATAGGACCTAGTAAAGATCCATACAGTTTTTTACTTGTATCAAATGCAATTTCTTTTCTTGATAAAGCATTCTCAGCTTTTTTATATTGTTCTGAAAGCAGTATAAGACCTTCAGCTTTTCTTTTTTCCTTTCTTTCTAAATCTTTATCAGCGTGTCTTAATCCTAACTGCAATATTAAATGACTTAAATCACGTAGAGTATCCTCTGGACCATAATCTATTCTAGGTTGTCTATACTGTGCCATTATATTTTTGCTATACCTTGTATCTTATCAATTGCATCCAAAGCATTACGCCTACTATAAGATACCTTATCATTAAGCCAATCACGTCTTTTAGAACATCCTCCACATTCCTTTATCCTGCCACCAGAAACCTTCTTGATAACTTTAGATACTGTATCTCCTAAACCTTTACTCATTAGCTATCCACCATAGCTCATATCACATCTATTTTGAATCCAACGTCCACCTCTTGCTTCACAAGTACTCTTCCTTGCTAGTTCTTCATTATCAGCAGGAACTATATTTTCTTGAAAAGGCTCATAAGTTGTATCCCAATTTGTATCTTCTTCTGTATCTTGAGGCCATATATCTCTACCATAAAGCATATTTAGTGTAGCACGTTGTTCCTGTTTCCAATCTTTTTGTAATCCAAATATACCAGATTCTAATTGTAATTCTCCAGCTTCCATAGCTTGCTCATATGCTGTTTGTCCTAATCCAAGAGCTCTTTTATATCCTCCTGTAATTTCTCCTCTTTTTTGTCTTTCCATCTCAGCTATAGTTCCAGAAAAAGCCATACCACTTTTTTTATATCCTTTACTACCTGCTTCTCTTATTTGTCCATAACCTGCCCCTGCACCAGCACCAAGTTCTTCACTCTTCAATCCCCATGTTTGACCAAGTTGTTTGCCTTTTAAATCCCAAGCACTTTCAAGGAATTTCTGTTCTTTAGGATCATATGGATCAAAATATTTCTGCCAGTCATCTTCAAGTGTACTTCCTGCAAGTTCTTCACCATAGCCAAGAGAATCTACAGTACCCGTAAAAGGATCATCTCCAGTTCTTTGTCCTTGAGGACTATACGTACAATTTGGGTATGTACCTACCCATCCATCTCCATAAGCTTCAGTGCATGTTGGCATAATCTATTTATCCAATCTTTTTTCCGCTTGCAATTCGTTTTAAATCATCAAAATATGCCATTTTTTGTTGATCTGTAATTGCAGGAACTTCTTCACTCCCAAATAACTTCGTCAACCAGTCATCTCCACCTTCACCTTTTGCCTCAAAAGCTAACATGGAAGCTGCTGTTGTTCCTGTAGCAGTTACATCTTTCCATAATCTGGATTTATCTGCAGCTTCAAACTGCCTATTTACATCTTCAAAATCATATTTTTGACTTACATCAAATTTCCCAGGATCAGTACTTATAGCATAATCAGCTGGATCATAACCTGAAAATCCTCTTTGACCCCACCTGCCTGCTTCACCACCAACCTGCCAGCCCTTTAAAGCTCCAGAATAACCACCAAGAGTAAAACCAACAGCAGCTCCTGCAGTACCAAACAGAGCCTGCCATAAATTACTTGATGCTACATCTTGTTCATAAGCACCCTCAGCAGAGGATAATTCACGTTCATATCTACCACGTTCAAAAGCTTCTTCCTGACCTATATCTTTATATAATAAAGACTTACCTTCTCCATAAGCCATAATTATTACTCCTTAATATCCTATTGCCTGCCAAAAAAAAGTATCACCAGTTGTATAACAACTGAATATTGCAGTTGTTGTTGTAGGCAATGTTTTTATTCCAGTTGCAGATGTTAAACCACCTGTATCACTACTATCATAATCAGTACATGTTATATTCAAACATGCATTAGGGAACGGAATTGGAAAAGTTACCGTTTCAGTAGCCGATGAAGATGTTTCTTGACCCCATTGCATAATTAGACCATTACCGAATTTAATATAGCCATCATCAGCAAACCTACTAACATCTAAAGAATCTAATGCATTTTTCATTACATTCTTATATAATATACCATTATATCTAATATATTGAACCACACCTTCAGAAGTTGATCTTAATACAGGTACTCCATCTTCCAACTCATTAACTAAGGGAACACCATTTCCTACATACTGTCTCTCCTGTTTGATATGCTCAAACCTTTTAATGTTCCTTTCATTTTTTGTCATCATTATTTGATACTTTTCAATCTGTAAATTATAGATATATCATTAATTTCAAAATTCGCATCAGTAGTATTTCCATCAAACTTTAATTGAAAACTATAGATATTATTGATAGAAGCAGTAGGTTTAAGTTCTGCATTTATCCAATCATCAGTACCAACACTGCCACTATATAATGGATCATCTCCAACAGTAGCACCCGTAGTAGAGCCATCAGCATTACATTTGTAAAACTGTCCTGAATAAGTATCATTATCACCATTAGTTGTATAATTAATTAGTAATCTGGTACCATCCCCTTTATAAGATACATATACCTTATAAATCTTTTTTCTCTGTGCAGGCTGTCCAAAATCTATATCCTTTGTCTTAAATGAAATATAACTTGTAGAATCACTTGTATCATCCCACTTAACTACAGTACCAGAAGCATCAGTATGAGCAAATATTAAATCACCATTCCAATCTACAACAAAGTTTGTTCTCTTCTGTCCATCTACTATTTTATTCTTTCCATGAACCCAACTTCTAGTAACTAAATCATACAAGTAGATATCACCACCATCACTTCCAGTACCAGTAGTAGCTCCAACAAGTATCTGTCTCTTCTTAGCAATATATCCAATGGTAGGTGTAACACCAACAAACGATTCCCACTCACTCTCCTTTATCATCTGTCTGCCATCTTTTTCAAGCAAATTACTTAATTTTTGTCCATCATATAGATATACTCCAAGTTCATTTACCCAGGCAATACCAAAATCTGTTTTACAAGCAGCAGATGGATGTACTATACCTTTATGCATAAATGTATCTTCTAAGAACTCTAATTCCTGTGAAATATTAATCAAATGCATTTTCTTCTTCTTAAACTGCAAGATACGATCTGCATATTCTTCAAGCTTAACTATTTCATCTCCATCCCTGACACTAACATCAATTCTATTCGCAAGAGGAAATGTATCAAACTTATTGACAACTGACTTATACATTGCATCACCTTCAGTCTTTGTTACGCCATCTTCACCCTCTCTTCTTACATTACCAATATATACCTGCCTATTTGCAACAACTGCAGTTTTAAAACCCTCTCCTGTAGAACCTATATCTACTGATTCATCTGGCTTATAGCCATTAATAATTTCGTAAGTATAAGCACTAGGATTTACTGCAGTCATACTTTCAACATAACAATATACATTATCAGGTGCATTATTATGTGCATTATCTACAGAATCATCTAAAGTCCATGCTGTATAATTAGATGTTAACTCAGTTCTCACTCCATGAACTAAACTAATATCAGCTAATAATATCCATGAATCGTCACTACCAAATTTTCTTACATATACTCTTCCTCCTATAATAAATGGATCATATGGTGAAGTAGCATATATTGCAAAATCTATTGCATATCCAGCTGATATAGTTTCTCTTCCATCACTGGTTGGTCTATCAGATATACTAAATATTTCAGATTCTTGATCCCCTTGATAAATAAATGTAGTTCCAACCTGATAAGCCTGACCAATCCAACTTCCAACTGTAGTTGATTCTTTAAGATAAACATTCCATCCTGTACCTGCTGGAGGAAATATCCTTATTGCTTCACCACCCCATCCATCACCATTTTCTTCTGTTGTTAAAGTATCATTACCACTAGTAACTTGACTAATTATTCTTGCTTCTGAATTACTACCAGAATCAGTAGCAATATATCCATCACCAGTAATAGTCCAATAAGCAAAATCATTACCAGAACCTCCAGCAGTAAATTCTATCTGGGTAGTAGGAGCACCTGCAGTAGTATCAGTAAAAGCAACAGTCTGCCCATACAATCCTTTCGTAGGTTTATCTAAAGTTAGGCTTTTAGAATACCATCCATCATAAGCATCAGCAGAACCACCAGGAGTAATCCCACTAAAATGAGTCCTCTCTATATAACCAAACCATTTATTTTGATTATTAGCACCAAAAGCTCCATCACTAACTCTTAATGCTCCATCTACAATATAAAAAGTAGGTAGCACATTCCCACTAGAACCCAAATCAATCTGAGCTACTCCCCAAGCATTAGTTGTTCTGCTATAAATATCTATATTTGCACTACCAGAAACAGTATCAGCCATTGCTAAATAATCATCACCTGTTTCAGCTTGTCCAGTACCAGAAGTAGTAGCACCTAACCTGTCATGACTGAACTGGAATAATCCATAACCAGCTTCAAGATCAGCAGCATTATTAGGATTATTAGCACTATTTGTATAATTATAATGTTGAGCAATACCACCCATAGTTCTTACCTTGCCCAGCTCATCTATCATTATATCTGTAGCTAAAGATAGTTCATTAGGAGCAATATCCCTTGGATCTGAATTGCTGTTAAGACCTCCATGAAATTGATCAATCTTTAAGATTTGCTTAGGCATAAACTACTTTAATCCAATTCCAGCTTACTGATTCTACCCATTCATAATCATATGTAATATCATGAGAATAATAATACTGAGATAGTTCTGCATATGTCATATAGATATTGTCCTGTGTATCCAGCCATAATAGTACTTCATCAGACTTTTCTTCTTAATGCATATCTTTGAGTAATGCATCACCCTAAAAGCTAAAAGTCTGTCTTTCTCAAGACTTCTGGATGCCTTTATAGTATTGGGACCAATTCTGCCATCAATAACAAGCTTATTACTTTTAAATTTGTGATTACATGCTTCCTGTAATATCCTTACTGCCCTTCTTTGTCCAAAATTGACTACCATATCAAAATACATTTCCTGTAATTGAGATGAAAGATCAGAGACTCTGGATGGTTTCCAGTATTCTTCTAAATATATAAGAACTGCATCATCTTCTGTTAAGTTCTCAATATCAAGATCTGGATGTGCACGCTTGGAGATTCCAAACTTAGTAAGACCTCCAGGATCATCTTTATCACGGGTAATCTTGTCACCACCTTCCCGCTTTAAGACATTCTTAATAATTTGTGAATTCATTAGAATTTCCAGATAAGTTTAACAGCTGCCATTAAGACATCCATACACTCCTTCGCAATAGCCTGTTGTTCCTCTTTAGTAATTTTACCATCCTTAGATGCTTCATTATACTTAGCAGCAGCTTCTTTCATCTCCTTAAGAATAATACGATACTTTGTTGCTACCATAGTTGCTAGAGCACCTAAGATAATTACTGCCAGATAAGCAGCATTTCCCCAACTTAACCATTCCATAATAACTCCTATTTATTTCTTTTTCTTTTACCCCAACTAAGTGGGTTGATATTAAATTCCTTTTCATAGAAATTTACCTTCTCTTCTAATTGTTCTCGCTGTAGAGTTTCTTCCACGATGTGTTTGCCAAGTAAATCCCCAATTTTAACGTCAGCCGTGACCATCGCTTCTTCAAGATTCCCCAATCTACTCTCGATACGCCAATAGCCATACACAAGCATACCAACAAGTACAAGTAATTGTCCAAGCCATTTGAGATTAATAGAGACAATAGCGTTATCATCAACAACAGTACCACGATAGCTTCTAGCAGTTTTCGTTTTGTCACTCATTTTCCCTATTCATTATACTAATCTCATTATTATTGATACAATTATAGGAATCGTAATAATACCAATAGAACCAACTGTTCCTATCTTGGTTAGATTAGTCTTATTTTCCTGGACCTGTCCATTAATCTTATCTATACTAGTCTCTACTCCTTGAAGTATTTTAAATATACTTATCTGTCGTTGTTCCAGCTTAACAAGTCTTGCAATATTTTCTGCCCTATACTCCGCTACTGTAAATTTACCTGCCATTAGTGATTTATTCTTGAAATATTACCTTTAATTTCCATAACAACATCGCTTATATCATTAATCTCTTTGATAACATCCATATTGAATTTTTCTCTGTTTGCATCTGAGACATTAAGCCTGTCTACAAGTTTTATAGTGATACTCTGTGTATTACCCATTTCAATTGATAATTTAGTTAGATCTTTCTTTATCTGTTCCAGGTCTTCTGTTTGTTCTCTTTGACTTTTTATAAGATTCATAATCATAAAAGCAAATAAAACTGAAATTACTCCAGCAGCTCCTACCTGCATGTACATTTCCATCAATTCGTTCATATTTCATAATTCCCTATAGTACCATCTAACAAATTACTACCATGGCATTATACCTTTAAATGTTTAGAAACTTCTTTATTATTCTGATACATAGGTACTATTCTTGAAAGAAGTTTTGCTTTAGTTTCACTCCCACCATAAACAATTCCACGCTTATCATAGAAATCTTTTATCTCTGCTTTAGTATTGGCATCTGTAGGGTAATCTGCTTGTGTAGTAGCGACACCATTAATGATATGATGACCTCCTACTATCATTCTTCCATGTCCATCACCATGCTTCTTAGCACATTCAGCCACAAAGAACTCTTCAATAGTCTTAAAACTATCTGATCGTTTAACTACAGTACCATCTACATCAACAAAATAATCATATCTTGATGAAGGGTAAGTCAGAGTCTCAACAGTTCCATCCCCGTATGTTTTTGTGCGAGTAGCACCTGGAGTAGTATTTCTATGAATCCTCACTCGATGACCCTGACTGCACCTTCTTACTATCATAACACCATCCACCACGCACAAGCTGTTGCAATAAATACATCTAAGAATGAATCTTCAGCCCATGCTCTTAGTGAACCATAAGGTTTGTAATTCTCAAATTTCCATTCAATAGCTTCCCATAA